CAAATAATCAAAGGATACCAAAATATCGGTGGATATCAAGAAATAGGAAAATATCAAGAAATAAACGGGAACCAAAGAATCAATGGATACCAAGAAATAGGAAGATACCAAAAGATAAACGGAAACTTAATAGCTCAATCATCAAGAGTATCTTTGCATTCTAATGTCAAAGGTGAATATAATGTCAATGGCAAAGTATTTATTGGTGTATATATATGTGAATATATACCTGAAAAAGAAGAAACATTAACCTGTGGTAAATTCGTTAATGGTAGGTTAATGTATGGAAAGTTAATAGAAACAGGATTAAAAAAATAGTTAATAATTAAATTTGCACCTTAAAAAGAAAGGAGGTAAGAAATGAGAATTAGAGATGAACCTAAAAGTCATTCTCTATGGTTAAAAGTAAAGAAATTACGATTAAAAGGAGGGAAAAATGTCAAAAAGAAAAAAAAGAACGAACAAGACTTGTATCTTTTGTGGGTCTCGAGATGTTACTATTCATCATATAGTATTCAAAAGATTCGCTCCAGAATTAGACAAAGTAGAAAGTAATCATGTATATATGTGTCAGCGTTGCCAACATACCTACCACCAAATAACTGACATTTTATTAAATTATCTTAAACTGAATAACCAACAGATTGACAATCACGAAATCAGACCACCTAAAATCATACCACCACCTCCTACACAAAAGGAAGTTGAAGAAACACCACCCACTAATATAACTATTGAAAAACTAATTCTTAACTTCTAACACAAAAACCAGTTTAGAGAGTTCTGGACAAAAACTCTCACCAATTATACAAATATAATGAATAAAATAAAAACAATAAAAATTACAGAGAGAGAGCTGGTAAAACTATATTTTGCCAAGATAACCCCCTCTCAAAACCCCACCAGACGCACAAAACACCCCCTGAGAGGCACGAAAAGTTCTAAACCTATACATAATACCAAGAATATTAAAAACAAGGCTTAAAAACGATTTAAACTTAAAAATAACTAAATTTAATATGGATAAAAAATCTATTTTAAAAAAGAAATGTTGAGATTGATTTTCAAAATATATTCGTATCAGAGATGCCGATGATAACGGAATGTGTACTTGTTATACTTGCGGGAAAAAATATCCTTGAAAGAAAATGCAAGCTGGACACGGTATGGGAGGTAGAACAAATAATATCTTATTTGACGAAAGAATTGTTAGAGCTCAGTGTTATGGTTGTAATATTAGACAATATGGAAGATTAGATGAGTTTGGAGATAAATTAAGGAAAGAAATAGGAGAAAAAACATACAGTGATATCTTAAAAAATAAATATCTAACTCGCTCTTATAGCAATGCTGAATTAAATGAGATGATAGAATATTATAAAAATAAAGCAATAGAAATAGCTCACAAAAAAAGTTTGTTTATTGATAATATTCAGACTAGAAAAAGAGAATTTTCAAAAAATTCTATTATTATAGCGAAAATGTTTCCCGAAAGAAAAAGGTCAAAAGAAATATTAAAAAAGATAAAAAAAACGTAAAAGTACTTGACTTTTTCTTAAAAATCTATATACTATTGCATATAATGCTATTAAAGAATGTTTTGAAGCTATTATTGGTTGTCATAATAGTATCCTCTTCATTGTTGTATACAAAAGCAATGACAGCGGTAGCACCAATAATAACACTTGATATGTATAGAAATAAAAAAGATATTACCAATGAAGATATTCCAAATATTTTAGAGTTGGTCGCAAAGCAAGAAAACATTGATTACAAACAATTAAAAGAATTAGCATTGTGCGAAAGCACTTTAAGACATTATAAAGACGAAAAAAATAAAAAGGTTCTAACTGGTGTCAAAAACCCAAAAGATACAGGAGTTTTTCAAATAAATGAAATAATTTGAAAGAAACAAGCCGAAGAACTCAATTTAGATATCAACGATCCAATCGATAACTGCTTACTCGCAGTATGAATAATTAAAAACGATTCAAGGAGTTGAAAAAATTGAGTATGTTATTCTAAATAAAATAATAATTTAACCCAATACAATGGACAAATTAGCACTCATCATTAGTTTAGTTAGCTTAATTTTATCTTACATTGCTTATACAAGTAAAAATAAATGTGAGAAAATTATCGATAAGTCCTCTAAAAAGATGAGTGCTATTTTATTTAAATCAAAAAAACCAGAGCAGATAAGGTTTGAACATACGCTTCAAAAGAATAAAAATAATAAAGATATAAAACTTGATGACATATGCTAACTGATATAAAGATTTCAAATAGATGTAAGTTTCACGCTATCAAAAATAAAGGTTTCTTGCCAAAAGAATGTTTATGTAAAGATGGCGAAAACATACATAACTTCAAATTCAACTTTGAAAATAACAGAGTCAGCAAACAAGTATGTAAGAATTGTGGAATGATAAAAATATTTACCAAACCAATTAATTCAAGAATATACAACGCTTACAAGTTTAGAGATTTAGTCCAATCAAGAGAACGAACAAAAGACTTATTTGAATATATTTATGGTCGAGAAAAGTTAAAACATTCTGCTCATATCAATCAACAAATTCAAAATCAAACAGAAGATAAAGAAATAAAAAACATTGAAACCATTGAAGAAGCCAAAGGTTTTGTTAAAAGATATTATATATAATGAAAATACAAAACATAAATATTAAAGAGATAAAACCATATGAGAAAAATGCTAAGATACATCCAAAGAAGCAAATAGAACAGGTAGCAAATTCTATTAAGAGATTCGGTTGGGTCCAGCCCTAGTGATTGATAAAGATAATAATTTAGTAATAGGACACTGTCGATTAGAAGCGGCAAAAAGTTTAGGAATACAAGAAGTCCCGACATTACGAATAGAAAATCTCACGGAACAAGAAATCCAAGCTCTTAGATTAGCAGATAATAAGCTAAACGAAAGTGAGTGAGATATGAATTTAGCCATAGATGAATTACGATGCCTAGATGATGACTTATTAGATTTAACTGGGTTTGATAAAGATTTACTCATAGAGCCAGATGATAAAGATGATGAAGTTCCAGAAGTTCCCGTAAAACCACAAAGCAAGTTAGGAGATTTATACGAATTAGGGAAACATAGGGTTTTATGCGGAGACAGCACTAAGATTGAAGACGTAGAAAAACTAATGAACGGGAGAAAGGCAGATATGGTATTTACAGAAACCAGTGGAACTCGGTGTAAGAGCAATCAAGGATAGAGTTGAAAATGGATGTTTAATAGTTGATTTATTTTTAGGCTCAGGTTCAACTCTTATAGCAGCAGAGAAAACAGGAAGAATATGTTATGGTATGGAAATTGACCCAAAATATATAGACGTAATAGTTCAACGATATGTAGATTATACAGGTAATAATAAAATTAAAAAAAATGGTAAAGAGATAATATGAAAGCAGGAAGAAAAACAGTTAAAAGCGAAGAAATAATTCGCAAAATAGAAGAGTGCGCTGCGTTAGGTTCAAGTATAGAAGAAATAGCATTTTATGCGGGTATCCATAGAGCTACGCTTTATAGATGAATGGATGAAGACAATAAATTAAAAGACAGAATAGAAGAATTGCAAGAAAGACCTATATTAAAAGCACGACAAACAATAGTTAAATCTCTTGATGATCCAGAGCAAGCTAAGTGATATTTGGAAAGAAAGAGAAAGAATGAATTTAGCACTAAAAGTGAAGTAGAGAGTAAATCAGAGATACAAGTAAGTGGAGATGTGGAAGTCAAAACATGTTCTGAGGATATAATTGATGAAGTATTAACTAAATTAAAACAAAAGAAATTTAATGAACAAAAAGGAGTTAATAAATAAATTAGAGAGCGAAAATATCTTAATTTGATTAGATAATCAAAGAATTAAAACTGAAGATGGAAAAGACATTGATTTCTATAATCACAGATATTTATGAGATATATACAATGACTGAAGCCCAAAGATAGTATGCTTAAAAGCAGCTCAAATCTGTTTTACTATTACTGCAATTATCAAAGCTATCTATGCAGCAAAGCATAAAAAATTGAACATAATTTATACATTACCTTCTGAAGGAGATATAAATGACATTGTCTCGTCCAAAGTAAATAATATCATTAACAATAATCCAATTTTACAAGAATGAATTAAAGATAAGGATAGTATTCAGCAAAAGAGAGTAGGAGATAGAACAATGTACTTTAGAGGCACAAAAACAGAAAGAGCGGCGTTGGCTGTATCATCTGACTTAAACATACACGATGAAGAAGATAGAAGTGATCAACAGGTGATAGCTCAATATTCATCTCGTCTCCAACACTCAGATTACAAATGGGAATGGCATTTCTCAAATCCAAGCGTCAAAGGGAATGGAGTAGATAGATATTGAGAAGTATCAGATCAGAAGCACTGATTTATTAAATGTCCGCATTGTGGAGCTTGGCAATATCTTTCTTGACCAGATAGCATAGATATGGAGAAAGAGATATATATCTGTAAAGAATGCGAAAAAGAATTATCAGACGATGTAAGACGCAAAGGTATATGGGTTCAAAAGTATAAAAATAGAGAATGAAGCGGTTATTGAATATCACTGCTAATGGCTCCATGAGTATCAGCAAAAGATATTATCAATTACTACAAGACAAAACCACAAGGATACTTCTATAACTTCGTATTAGGGCTACCAGAGCCATCAAGTACAGTTTCACAGGTAGATCCTGATATGATATACAAAAATTGCTTTCAGTTTGTAAATTCTCAAACAAGACCAGTAATAGGAGTAGATATAGGGATAACAATCCATTATGTCATAGGAAACAAAGAAGGATTATTCTATTATAACAAAACAAAACATTTCGAAGATTTAGAGAAACTTCTACTACGATTCAAAGATGCGATAATGATAATAGATGCTGGACCAGATATATTTAGAGTAAGAGATTTACGAGAAAAGTTTATGGGAAGAGTCTTTTTATGCAATTTTGTTAGAGATAGAAAGACAATGCAACTAATTAGATGAGGCAAAGATCAAGAATTTGGAAATGTTTTAGCAGATAGAAATAGAATGATACAAATAGTGGTCGACGAATTTAATGACGGCAGAATAACGCTACAAGGCACCCGAGATGACTGAAAAGAGTATTATCAACATTGATCAACTATGTATAGAACCACAGAGATTGATAAATTGGGGACACCAGTCTATGAATGGCTGTCGACAACTGGCAATGATCACTGATGTTTAGCCACAACCTATTGACGAATAGGTATGGATAAATTCTCAGAAATGGGTGAAGTATTCCAAAATGTTCAAAAAAGTTCCATCAAGATAGTACCTACTGTTGACTTAACAGGAAAAATTGAAAACCCAGCACTTATTAAACAAATATTAAAGCCAAAAAATGATTGACGAAAATGTTAAAAAAATGAAGGATATTCTAATCATTATGATAAAGTCAGGAGCTTTTAATGTCAAAAATGGCAAAGTAACTCTTAATTTTAATAATGATGGAGAACTGATGAATATTCAGGTCGAGCAATTGCTTTATAAAAAATTAAAAAACAATGATGAAAAAACAATATATAACGATAACAAATATTTTGGGAAAGGATTGGAAAGGTAAGTGAAACGATAGAGAATTTATATTAAAAAATGGAGAAACAAAGTTATACCCAAAATTTTTAGCAGAAAAGTTTGCAGAAAATATGGCAATAGAAATTCTACACGAGCTTAAACAAGATATTTATAGCAAAGATAAACTTAATGAATTAGCATCAAAAATGTTAGGTAACGAAATGGTCGATATAGATTTTCCCGATAAATCAGATGTAGATCTGATCATCGAGGAAATTGAATATGCTAATAATACATATTTAAATAATCAAAATGGAGAATAAAATTAACGAAATAAAAACAAAAATCATTAAAGGACTTTCTGATTATATGACAACAAGCATGGAAGAATTTACTGATTTAATGTCTCATATATCAAATGACTATTTAGCAAAAACCAAAGAAAGAGAAATTGAATTGAGAGATGAGGTTGAGCAACTTCAAAAAACAAAGAACGATTTAGATATTTATGTTAGTAGATTAAAAGAAAAAACAAATGATTTTCTTAACAAAGAAAAAGAATTAAATGCAAGAGAAGCAAAAATAAAAGATGAAGAAATACAATTAAATAAAACAAAAGAAAAAATTATGGTTGATCTTAAAAATTTAGATGCTTGTAAAGCAAATTTTCAAAAAGAGAAAGATGAATTTGAAAAAGAAAAAGCTCAATTCAAAATTAAACAAGCTATGGTAGAAGAGCAAGTTAAAACATTAAGAAAATTAAATATCTAATATGAAACTATTACAAGATTATATCTTGATAACAAAAGAACAAGATTTTGCTACCAGTTCAGGTCTTATTATTGATGAAAATGAAGTTGATTTAATTCAGGGTAGAGTAACACTTGTTGGTGAAGATGTTAAAAAAATTAAAGTAGGCGA